TTGAACTATCTGGTGTCGCAAATGCCGACTTATGAAGTGCTGCGGACGGATTACTTCTGATGGTTGACGTGCCTCTCCCTCTCATTACTGGTCCCGGCCGGTTGCCGCAGGCGGCTGGCGGGCGGCTGATCAACGTCTACCCGGAGACGCTGCCGGCAACCGCTGGCAAGCCGCGGGCTTACTGGCGCACGCCGGGCTTGAGGCCATGGGCGACATCGGGCGGCACCAACTACCGCGGCGCGCTCCTGGTCAACAACCTGATTTACGCCGTCATCAGCAACACGGTCTATACGTTTCCCTCGACGGGCGGGGCCGGGACGGCGCTAACCGGCTCCGTGCCAGGGACGGTTCCGGTGACGATGGCGCGCAACAACAAGCCGGTGCCGGATGTTGTGATTGTGTCTCCCGGTGATGGCGCGTTTGTTGTGGCGGGAGGCGCGGTGAGCGGCTACCCGAATGGCTCCGGCGGGCTGGTGCTGGGTTCGCCCAATGCGGTGGTGTTCCATCGCGGGTTTTTCATCTTCACGTTTGGAGATGGCCACGCGCAGGCCAGCAAGGTCAATTCGCTCGATATCAACTCGCTCGACAACGCCACCGCCGAAAGCAAGCCGGATACGCTGTACCGGCCGGTGTCGCTGGGTGGGCAATTGCTGCTGTGCGGGTCGACCACGATCGAGGTCTGGGGTGGCATCAACGATACCGGATTTCCGTTTTCCTACGTCGCCACTATCCCGCGCGGGCTGACCGGCATTTATGCCATTGCCGGCCACGATGACGGGTTCGGCAAGGGCAATTTCTTTGTCGGCGATGATTTCAAGGTCTCGACGCTGACGGGCTATACGCCAACGCCGATTTCAACGCCTGACCTGGATTTGCTGATCGAGAATGAACCGGACAAGACGCTGATTACGGTGTCGGTCTATGTCAGCCAGGGTCATGGCGTCGTGGTGGTGCAGGGGCCGCAATGGTGCTGGGAATACGACACCACGCTGCAATCCTGGCATGAGCGCAAGAGCCATTTGCAGAATTACTGGCGCGGCAAATTTCCGATCGCGGCGTTTGGCGTGTGGATCGCGGGCGACAGGAAAAGCGGCAATCTCGCCGTGATTGATGGCCTGACCAATACCGAGTTCGGTGATCCATTGTTGATCCAGATCGAAACCGGGCCGATGGGCGCATTTCCGAACAAGATGCGCATTAATGCGATCGAGCTTTATCTGACCAAGGGCGTCGGCAAGGCGACTGGTGCCGATCCGCTTGAGACCGATCCGGACATTTCGATCGAGATATCCAGGGATGGCGGCATGAACTGGAGCAATCCGCGCATTGTCAAGATCGGCCGGCAAAGCCTCACAGACGGGCGGGTGCGGGCGTCGATCTGGGGCCAGGCGCAGAACCAGGGGGTGCGGTGGCGCTTGCGGGAGAGTGCGCCGCTGTCGTTCGGGTTTATGGGCATCGACATGCAAGTGGATAAATTGCTGTGAGCAAAGTTGTTCTGCCGGGCCAGGGCGTGCTGGTTGATACCCCGACAGGGGTCGATCCGATCTGGTTTGAGAAATTCACGCAGATGGCGGCGTTCGTAAATTATTTCTCGGAAATCAACTTCGCGACCATGACGACGGGCCAGGTGCTGATCTGGGACGCAATCGCCAAAAAATTCACGGCTGGAGCTAACTGACATGGCAGGATTCTTCGACACCCTCTTTGGAGGGGGAGCAGAGCGCGAGGCCGCCGATCGCAACCGGGCGCTGACGAGCCAATACGGCACCGACGCGCAGGGTTACCTCAAGACCGGATACGATACCGGCGTTGGTAACATCAACAGCGCGATCGGGGCCTATCAGCCGCTGTCTGATCTCGCCACCAATTACAACAAGGGCGGGTCGATGTATCTCGACGCGCTCGGGGTCAACGGGCCGCAGGGCAATGCCAACGCGACCGCGGCGTTCCAGAACGCGCCGGGCTATCAGGGGGCGGTTACGGCTGGATTGGACATCCTGAACCGCCGCAGGGCGGGGCAGGGCATGGCGGCGTCAGGTAATGCCGACATCGACGCGCTGACGTTCGGGCAGAACCTGCAAAACCAGCAATACAATACCTGGCTTTCCAATTTGCAGAATGCCGGGGCGACGGGCGTGCAGGCGACGGGGGCGGTGGCTGGCGGCCAGGCCGGCCAATACGACAACCTTGCCAATCTGGCGCAGAAATACGCCGGCGATCAGACCGGCGTGGTTGGCAACCAGCTTTCCAGCAACGTCAATTCCAGCAATCTGCAAGCGCAGGGCGAGGCATCCGGCGCCAAGAACCTGCTTGGCGCGGGGTTGTCGCTGGCGTCGATGGCAGCGGGTCTACCTCCAGGTACGCTTGGCGGCATGGGCAGTTCACTAAGCGGGATGTTTGGCGGCGGCACGGGTACGGGATCGACCTTTGGCGGCTACACCTCGGGCGGCGGCAGTGGCTACGGCTCGGGCATGATGGGCGGCATCCGCTACCCGTCGTTCTGAGGATCAGGCAATGGTTGACCAACTCCGCTTCGACCAGAACCCACAATCCTACAGCGCGTTCGACTTCGCGCCGTTGGCGAAGCTCGGCGAGCAATTGCAGCAGAAACGATTGCAGGAACAGCAGATGAGCCTGTCAGCATTGGCGCCGGCAGCATCGGGCGCGGGGCCGTCTGTGTTCGATACCGGGTCTGGTGTGTCCTACTCCCGCAAGGGCGGTGGCGACTATGGCGGCGCCATTGCCAACATCGAAAGCGGCGGGCGGTACGATCTGCTGGGGCCGGTGACCAAGACCGGCGACCGCGCCTATGGAAAATATCAGGTTATGGGCAATAACATTCCGGAATGGTCGCAAGCCGCTATCGGCAGGCGTCTTACGCCGCAGGAATTTCTCGCCAACCCGCAATTGCAGGACACCATCTTCAAGCAGCGGTTTGGCCAGTACGTCGACAAGTACGGGCCGGGCGGCGCCGCTCGAGCGTGGTTCGCCGGCGAGGGCGGCATGAATAACCCGAACGCCAAGGACCAGCTCGGCACCTCTGTCGCCAGCTATGAACGTAAATTCCTCGGGGGATTGTAATGGTCAATCCGATCAGTTTCGGCCCGTCCGGCATCAACTCGCAGGCGGATTTCTCGCCGCTGGCGCAACTCGGCTCCATCTACCAGAAAGCGCAGCAGGATGCGGCCAACAAGGCGGCGTTTGCGGCCTACCAGCAGACCGGGGATCCTTCGGCGTTGCTGGCGTCGGGCGACATGAACCTGGCGAGGTTGGGCGTTGAGGCGCGCAACCATCTTGATACGCTCAAGCAACAGCAAATACAGAATGCGCGGGCCGATAAGGCGGAAGGGCGAGCGCAGTATGAATTTGACCATACGCCGGACCCTGAAGATACTACGCCAACGCAGCGCGCGGCTCTTGCGGCCAAGAATGGCCTTGATCCAAAATCGCCAGAGGGCCGACAATACATCCTGTCCGGTACATTGCCGGCAAACAAGGTCGAGAATATTGGTGCGACGATTGAGGCGCGCAAGCAGGCAGCGATTGCCAATGGCCTCGATCCTTCCTCGCCCGGCTTCCAGTCGTTTGTTCTCACCGGAAAGATGCCGCGCGAGGATGCGCAGCCGCTGACGTCAACGGACAAGAAAGCCATTCTTGAGGCCGACGAGCATGTCCAGACCAACCAGGCCGCGATCGACAGCCTGAAGCGGGCCAAGGAGCTTTCGCCAAAAGCCTATTCCGGGGTGGGTGCTGGCGTTCGTGGCGTGGTCGGCAGTCAGGCTGGATTGGAAAGTGCCCAGGCTACAGAACAGCTTGAAAACGAAATAACATCCAATGCACTTGGACAATTAAAGGCGATATTTGGCGGGGCGCCGACTGAAGGCGAGCGAAAGATTTTGCTCGATATTCAGGGGTCGACCGGCAAGCCGGATGCTGTGCGGCAGGGGATTTACGACCGGGCACAGAAGGCGGCCGAGAAGCGACTGGAGTTCAATCGCCAGCGTGCGGATGCATTGCGTGGTGGCTCGTTCTACAAGCCGCAGGGTGGCACGGTGTCGCCCGCACCTCCTACCAGTACCGCGTCGTCAACGGCGGCTGCGCCGGCTACTCCACCGCCGTCCAGCGGCGTTACTCATTTCTCTGACTATTTCAAATAGACATGCCCATTGTAGCGATGCCTAACGGCGATCAGGTTCAATTTCCTGACGAGATGCCGAAGGACCAAATTCGCTCGCTTATTTTGTCCAGGTTTCCCGATGCCGGTCAGCAGGCGGCTGCGCCTGTCGAAAAGCCGCGCAACTGGTCCGACGTTCCGCTCGAGGCGGTCACCAACATCCCGTCAAGTGCTGCGCATCTTGTCGGCGGCATTGTCGAGCACGAAAAGAATGCAGCCGGTTATGCGCTGCCCAAGATCGCGCAGCATGGATTACTGGCGCCGGTCGCGATGGGCGCCGACCTTGCACAAAAGATTTACAACGATCCGGGGGTGGTCAAGCGGCTTGGCGCTGGCGTCTGGAATAGCCTTGTCGACCGCTACGGCAGCGAGGAGGCGCTCAAGAAAACCATTGCGACCGATCCGGTAGGCTTTGCGATGGACGCCGCGATGGTCATCCAGCCGGCCGCGTCGGGCGTGTCGCGGGGCGCTCGAGCTGTCAGCGAGATAGGCCGCGCCGCGGATGTCTCAAAGCCGTTTTATGAGATTCCGCGCGGTGGTGAGGAGATACCGCCGCCTGTTGCTGCGGCGCCGCCAACCATGGGGACAGGGCCAAGCGGTGCCGAGGCTGGCGCGGCAATGCAGGGGCTGCGGGAGGCCGGCATTGACGTGAACGTGCCGCGGGCGATTACGTCAGACAGCATTGCTATGCAGCGTGCAGGCCAGGGGCTGTCTCATACGCCGATCGTGGGCGATCCGCTTGCCAGGGTCATCCACGACACCTTGCCGGCAGAGATACGCCAGGGCAGGGACGTTCTTGCCGATCGGCTGGGCCGCGCCAACGAGGCGGATGCGGCGGGGCGGGCCACGGGTGTCCTGTCAGATGCCGCTGCGGCGGAAGCCAAACTGGCGGAAACCGCGGCTGGCTTGCGTAACACAGAGGAAATGACGGCGTGGGAGCGGGCGCAGGCCGATCGCGAGGCCAGGGTTGCTTCGCATGTGGCGGAAAGCGGCGGGTCTGTCGAAGCAAGGACCGGACGGGTAAACCCGAACGACACGGGTGCGCTGGCTACGCAGGCGTTTCGCGATGCAGAGGAAGCGGCAAAGGCGAAAAAGAACCGGCTTTATGACGTGGCTGGCGAGACGCCTGGCGTCATCAAGAGCGATGGCGTCGGCGGCCTGCATGGTCGCATAAAGGGCGATCTGGAAACCGGTGATGTTTTCATAGACTATCCAGGCCAGGCCAGCATCTTCGGCAAGACACGCGACATGATGCGCACCGTTGAGGATTTCGAAGGCGGCCTTTATCCCGGCGCTCCCATCGTCAAGGCAGAAGTTGCGGCGCCGAAGGCGGCAGGGGCGACAGCCGAGGCTGCATCCAAGGCGCAAAGCCTGACTGAGTTCCTGGCGTCGAAGGGCGGTCTGGGGCCGGATGCTGAACTAGGGGCGATCGGCGCCGATCGGCATGTCGTTGATGTCGGAGGTATCGGCAAGCGCCGTCTGGTCAAGCAAGGCGGGTCGACTCTTGATTATGCCCGGGAGGCGGCGGAAGAGGCCGGCTATCTTCCCAAGGGATCTACTCCCAACGATCTGCTTGATGTGCTCGATGCCGAAATGCGTGGCAACAAGCGTTATCCGCAGGGCCTGGAAGGGACGCAGACCAGCCGGGAAGCGGCTGCCGCAGCGGAAAGCTCGCGCGCCGAACACAGTGCTTTCAGGCGCGGGCTGGAGCGGGATCTTGCGGACGCCGGCCACGATCAACTCGGGTCGCAGGTCAAACAGCGCACGCTCAAGATCATGGAGGATGAGCGGCTATCTCCGGACGATGCGGTCGAGAAGGCCATCCGGCAGCTCGACAACGAGGCGAGCAACGCGAGGCATGGCCCGGAGGGGGACTTTCCCGGCGATCGGCCGATACCCGCCGAGGGCATCAGCGTCCAGGGCATGCACAGGTTTCGCAAGGGATTGCGGAAGATCGCGAGCGGGGCGGAGCGCGGGTCAGAGGATGAGCGCGCGGCGATGAAGGTGATAGATGCCTATGATGCGTGGACAGAGGAAGCCATGCAGAAGCATCTGCTTTCTGGTGATCCAAAGGCGCTGGAGAAGTTTCAGGCGGCCAACAAGGCCAACCGGGAATGGCGGCAGGATTTTGGTTACAACGAAAAAAGGGATGTCAACAACCTCGCGCAGAAAGTCCTGCACCAGGATGTGACGCCGCAGGAGGTCGCAAGCTATCTGATCGGATCCGGCAAGATCGGCAAGCAGGGGGCCACGTCGCGACTGTACACCATGCTGATGAAGGCGACGGGCGACAACCCGGAATTGGCGCAATCCATCCAGGGTGCGATCTGGGAAAACCTCTCAGGCGGCAAGAACGCCGCGGCGGATATTCGCGAGTTCGTGCACAAGTCGGGACGTGATCTTGCGCAGAAAGTGTTCCCCGAGGGAACGCGCGACTTGATGCTGCGACACGCCGATATTCTCGACAAGGCAAAGACGGCGCTCGAGATGTCGGCCGACATGGCGAAGGGGACGAAGCCAAAGCCTGTCGACGTTATTCCTGGCCCGATGCAGCAAATGGCAAAGCGCATAATCGGCGGCAAGATGGGCAAGGACGAAGCGCTGTGGAAAACGATCGAGGGCTATACCAAAGAGGGCGGCGACGTAAAGGCGCTCGCCGGCCTGCTCAAGGATCTGCCGCCTGACATGAAGGGCGACATCGCCGGCTCGGTCGTCCGCGGCCTTGGCAAGGATCATTCCGGCAATTTCTCGCTGGACATCTTCGCCAGTGATTGGGGCAAGGTCCAGCCGCGGGCCAAGGCGGTCTTGTTCGCTGACGCGCCAGGTCACGCAAAAGCGCTGGATGAGTTGGCTACGATCGCGCAGCGTCTGAAAGACGTAAAAAAGAAATATGGCAACTCATCAGGGACGGCGCAGACCGCAGCATTTCAGAAGCTGGGTGCTATGGTCGCTGCGATCGGCACCGGGGCAGTTTCAATACCGCTTGCTGTGGGTGGTGTAGCGCTTGGCGGTGCCGGCAATATCGGCGCGCGGATACTGGCTCGCCCGGCAGGCGCGGCAAGCCTCGCCAAATACGCCAAGGCGCTCGAGCAGCAAGTCAAGTCTCCGACGCCAGCCAGCCAGGCCATGGTTTCCATGACTGAGCGCAACCTTGCCAATACGGTCAAGACGCTTGGCACTGGCGTACAGGCTCAACGTGCTTTGGCGCCGCGCGCGCAAAACGAACAACGCAGGTAAGCAAATGGCCGGAACAATCCCGCTGTCGATGACGCAACAGCTAAATTTGTACGGTGAGCCGCTGGCGGGCGGGCAATTATATTTGATGGTCGCAGGTACAGTGTCAACGCCGCAAAACGGCTATCAAGACCTTGCGCTGACGATCCCTCTGCCTAATCCCGTCACATTGGATGCCGCAGGCCGCATTCCGCAATTCTTTCTGGCGGACGGCTACATCAAGGTGCGGCTGCAAGACAAGCACGGCGTGGTGCAGCTCGCATCCGACAATGTTCTTGTCGTAGGTCCATCGAGCGGTAGCGGCGGCGGTGGCGCGACCATTGATGCGACGACGATATTCCAGACTGGCGACATCAAGCCGCGTTATGGCACTGGCAACGCGCATGTGGGCTGGGTTCGTTGCAATGGCCTTACGATCGGCAGCGCTTCGGCAAGTCCATCTCCAACGGAGCGAGGCAACGCGGACTGCAACGCACTGTTTCTGCATCTGTGGAATAACGACGCAACTCTTGTGGTTAGTGGCGGGCGAGGCGCGAGCGCTTCAACGGACTGGACGTCCAACAAGACCATCGCGTTACCAGATTGGCGCGGCTATCTGCTAGGTGCTGTCGATGACATGGGGGGCGGTTATTCCGGCACGCTGCCTGCGGCGTTTTTCCCGAATGCCGGCAAGCTTGGCGGGGCGGGTGGCGTGGCCACTTCGGCTTTGGTCAAGGCAAACCTGGTTGCGCATACCCATAGCGGCCTAAGCGGCGAGCCGAACTTTCAGCACAACCACAACATAACGGTCCCAACCAGCACGGGCACGTCAGCAATTGTCACTGCCGGTGCATCGGCGTTTTTCTGGACGGGTACGTCGGCGTCGACGACCAACGGGGACAACAACGGGGCGGACGGTCATCTACACAAACACCCTGTCACGGTCGACACCAGTGATCCCGCGATGACCGGCACCGGCTTCAGCAACCTGCCGCCGACCAGACTCTGCACCTTCTATATAAAACTTTAGGTTGCCCCATGTACCATGTAACTTTCCCGCCACAATCCAACAGGGCAAGTTGGGTGTTCGTCGGTCTAATTACCGACCTCGATGATAACCCGATCGATATTTCCGCCTGCTCGCTGGTGTTTTGCGCTAGTCGATGTCAGCCACATCAGAGCAATGCATCGCTTCTGGCCTCAACCGACAACGGCAAGCTGACCGTTGTCGATATCGGAAAATTCCAGTGGGTCTTTCCATTGGAGGACATGCAGGGGCTATGCGCCGGCCAGTATGAAACGGGGCTGACGCTGACCAATGACGACGGCACGCAAACCGTTCAATTGCTGGTTGGGCCGCTGCCGATCGTGGATGGTGTGGTGCCATGACTGATTTCCCTGACATCAAGTTCAAGGCGGCGCTGTCGTTGCCGGGGCCATCAGGCCCGCCTGGCCCGCCTGGTCCGCAGGGACTAACCGGCGCGGCGGGGCCGGTAGGTCCGCAAGGCATTCCGGGGCAGCCTGGGGCGGCCGGCAGCGGCGCGGGCGATGTTACCGGGCCTGCGGGTGCGATCGCCAACAATATCGCCGTCTATAACGGCACCAGCGGCAAGGTCATCATGGATGGCGGGCAAACGGTGGCCAGCCTTGTCATTGCGCCGGCTGCGGTAGCGCCGCTGATGGATGGCGCCGCCGCGGTAGGCAGCGTGGCTAAATACGCCAGGGAAGATCACATTCATCCTACGGATACGTCGCGCGCCGCGCTGACGCAGGTGGTGCGCCACGACGCCGCGCAGTCGCTGACGGCGGCGCAGCAGAAGCAGGCACGCTCAAACATCGCATCGCCAGATGCCAACATCGTCATCAACGGCGATTTTCGCATCAACCAAGTCGGGTATGTATCCGGAGCGGTGCTAACCTCGCCAGCATATGGGCACGATCAATGGAAGCCCGGGGCTGGCGGCGGCGATTATTCGTTTACCCAACTCAAAAGCAGCACGCAGATAACCATCGCGGCCGGCAAATCTCTCATACAGCCGATCGAGGACGTAAACGTTTCCGGAGGATCTTACGTTCTGAGTTGGACCGGCACCGCGCAGGCGCGGGCGGGTGTAAATACGCTGACGCCATCGGGCACCTATGCCGCTAGTCCATTGCTGATTTCTGGCCAAACAGCGGGCACGGTGATGTCGATTGAGTTCAACGCCGGCACGCTTGGCACCGTCAAGCTGGAAAGCGGGACGCTTGCAACGCCGTTCGTCATGCGCCCATACGATCAGGAACTGCTGGTGTGCCAGCGATATTTGGAGATAGGCGGCGGCACTCTGCAAGTTGCAGGCGTAGGCAACACCGTTGTCCCGTGGACGTTCAAGGTTTTGAAGCGTGCCATGCCAACGGTGGCATACAGCAGTATAGGCTACTCCAGTGCGTCAGGCCTGACTTCAAACTACGTAAATCTTGGAGTCATCGGCGTCCAGTTTACCACCAGCGCCGCGAATGGATTTGTGGGTTTTGTTTTTACCGCCGACATAAGGCTCTGACATGGTGGACTATCAACTCACCGCTCCCGCTGAACCCTGCATCGTTATTCGCAAATCAGACGGCGCGAACATCCCGCCAGATCCGGCTAATCGTGACTATGCGGAGTATCTCAGCTGGAAGGCGCTCGGCAACGTCCCCGATCCCTACGTCCAGCCGCCACCTCCACCTCCAGTAAAAGACGCCAACGCGCGTATCGACGCGGGCGTCATGGCGGCGCTCGACGTTGCAGTTGCCGTGAAGCTCGCGATGCGGGAAATACCGGATAATTTCACGGAGCAGAACGTCGTCGCGGCCAAGATCCAACTCGACGCGCTGACTGAGGCCGTCGTCGCGATGCTGCAAGCACAGGCAAATACCTGATGGCGCTACTTCCCAAAATCAAGCTCAAATCCATACCGATATTCCCGGCGAACATCATCGGCGGGACGGGACTTGAGGCAACCAAGGCAAACGGATCATTGACGCTTGACTATGCCTGGCAGGAATTTGGGGCGATCTCGGCAATTCCGACCAGCCCCACCAGTCATATTCTGACATTTGACACGGCGACCGGCACCTATGTGATGGTTCCTTCGCATCTGCTCGGTGGCGGCGTTTCCGGCATTGCCGACGCGCCGATAAACGGCCAGATATACGGCAGGCAATCAGCCGATTGGGTGATCCTGTCTCCGCCTGCCAGCCCAACTGCAAGCATTGGTCTTGCTGCGGTCAACGGCAGTTCGTCATCGGCCATGCGGTCCGATGCTGCGCCTGCCTTGTCGCAGACGATCATTCCGACGTGGACCGGCAAGCATACCTTCAACGGCGCGGCGGTTATCAATCGGCCGGCGTCGTCTGACGGGTTGACGATCAACAACACCGTGAACGGAACGCATTATTACGGCTTCGTTGAAACAATGACGTCGACCGGGTTTCTTTCGTCTTCTGGTGGTGCCAACTACAACATAATCAATGTTGTAAGTGACGACGCGCAAGTCGGCTCGAATGATTTCGCCAATGCCCTTGCCATACAATATCACTTTGGCGGATCATCAATGATTGGCGGTCGCCAATCTCTCCAATGTACTGCCAGCCTGACCGCCCCATCAAGCCCATCAAACTCAAACCGTAATTATGTTGCCGGTCTGTTTTACGCCACTGCTGCGTCTCACGACAACGGAACGAATACCGGGGCCGGCGCGGCGGGTGGCGTATTTGCGCTGAACCCCACGGCGACATTGTCGGCCGGGGCGATCAACTTTCTTGAACTGTCAGGTGGAGAAGTTGATTTTGGCATGGACTCCACCGCGAGCGCACAGTTCATGATCGGGTGGAGTGTGGTCGCGGGATACAACGGCGGCCAGAACGGTTTGGGGTCCGCCGCTCTGTTAAGCGCAGGCGTGAGTGTTTCAGGCATTATCCCCCGGACGCTGGATGCCGGTTTTGTCGTCGGCGATGTCAATAGCGGCTGGCCGATCAAGTCGTCCGGAGCGCTTTTCAAGGCGTGGGTCCAGCATGCAACGCCGACTGTGGCATTCGGTATTGACCTTCTCGACTGCAATTTCTCGGGCGCGGCATTCAGGTCGCCCAATTTCATCGTCACCGGACAGGGTTCCGTAACCGGCACGCAGTTCGCTTTTGTGGTCAATACCGGCGCAACCGGGTCTCAGGTCGGTTCAATCCGGAACACGCATAATACGCCCGGCGATCTGGGGTTGATCGTTGGTGTTGGCGATGCCGGCGCCACCGATACGACCTCGACCTTCATATCGTTCAGGGATGGCACGGGGTCGTTGGGTTATGGCGGAATCTCCCGCAACCTCGGCGGCGTTTCCTACAGCAGCTTCTCCGATCGCAGGCTCAAGGAAAATTTCAGGGCGTCCTCGGTTGGCCTTGAAGACCTGAAGCGCATCAATGTCCAGGATTTTAATTTCATCAAGGCGCCCGACCATGACGTGAACGGATTTGTCGCTCAGGACCTTTACGAAGCCTACCCGTGGGCGGTCACGAAGGATGCTGACGCAGAGAAGCCGTGGATGATCGACTACGGCCGCCTGACGCCCTTGCTCGTCAAGGCCGTGCAGGAATTGTCGGATAAGGTCGACGTGCTGACCAGGCAAATCGAGGCGATGTCGAGGGCAGGCACCAGGTCGTCGGCATGATCCCTGTGCTGGTGATGATCATCCTGCATTCTGGCTCAGGCACGCCAATCGACTTGAACGTGGACGCCATCACCAACATGCGCAACCCGGAGCACGGTAGGCACTTCTCCGGCAACGTCCGCTGCCAGATCAATATGAGCGATGGCAAGTTCGTCACCGTCAAGGAGACCTGTGCAGGGGTGCGCAGGCTGATGGAGGGGAAGTGATGTGGAAAATATTGCCGATCACACTGCTGCTCTCGGGCTGCGTGATCACCGATCGGGAGCAGCTCTATTACACAAGGGCGGATGTCGACGCTCTTAACGCCAGGTCGGAGTGCCGGCTGCTGGCGCGCAACCTCGTGCAAATCGCACGCTGCGACGGGAGGTAGCTATGTTGGCTTCAGTAATCTCGTTTTTAATTTACCTCTGCATCTTCGCGATCGTCATCTACCTGGTGATTTACGTTCTGGGAGTGATTGGGGTGCCGATTCCGCCCAAGGTGCTGCAACTAATCTGGGTGATTTTCGCGCTGATTGCCGTCCTGTGGCTGGTTCAAATGGTGATGGGGGGCGGCAATTCCTTTCGTCTCCCGCACTTCTGATGAACCGCTGCCGCCGGCCGAACCGTTTAAGCCTAATATCTGTCGAGGTTGTTGATGGCTGATGTCGATATTCTGCCCTCGCGGGGCATTCGCGCGGCGGCGCTGGTGGATGGCAATGGGGTCGCCATCAATGGCACCCAGACAGTCCTGCAGCTCGCCCAGAGGGGCATGCGCTCGATCTGTGAGGTGACACCGCTAGGTGTCGCTGCCAATGGCGCCACGCTGGCACAACTCGCCTCCAGGGGCATCCGTAACTTCTGCCCGGTGAGCGAGATCGGCGTGGCCACCGACGCCTCTACGGCCGACGTCCTGCGCAGGCGAGGCATCCAGCCCATGGTGCCGGTGAGCGCTACCGGCGTGGCCCTGACCGGATCCGCCACCATCCTGACCCTGGCGCAGCGCGGGCTTACCCATTTCTGCCCCTTAAACGAGAGTGGCGCCGCCACCACCTTGATCGATCCGACACCACTGAACCTGCACGCGCTGACGGGTGATTTCCGGCTATCCGGCGAGACCATGGAGCCGATCGCCGGCTGGACCGTGACGGCGCAGGCCGGCGCGTTCTCGGTGCCGGCGAATAGCGCGACGAACCTGGTGCCGCCTGCCGCAGCCTATACCGGTCCCGGCGAAATCACGGGCTGGGATACGGCTTACGGCTATTGGGGACTGCGGGGCTACACCTTCGCCAAGGTCGGCGCGGACTGCATCGATGTCTGCTCTAATCAATATGATACGGCAGTCGGTCTGGCGACAATCAAGATCGGCAGCAACGGCTATCTCGATGAGGCGACGTTGCCCGGCTACTCGCCGATCTATATCGCCAAGCTCTACGACCAGATCGGCACGCAGCATCTGTCGTATATATTTGGCGTGAATAATCGGCCGGTGTTGGTGCTCAATAAAGTTGGCGGCAAACCTGCGATATTCTTCAGTGGGGTTGAAGCCCTGCTGACAGCAGGGGTGGCTGTTGCATTGGCTCAACCAATGTCGGTTGGAGCTGTCGTAATTCCAACCGGATCAGGTGGCGGCGCAGTTATAACTGACGGTACGACTTCGTGGTTACCCATGTTCGGGAGTGGAGGGGGAACCTTAGTCGACCAAAACTTTGGTACTTACTCCCAGGATTACCCCAGTGCAGGACTTAACGTTTGCGGATCGTATATCAGCGTCGGTCATGGCGCCACGTCCAGCATGTCCGTCAACGGCACCATTACGACATCTCCCGGCAACGTCGGCACCAATGGTATCGGGACCACCAAGAAACTTACCATAGGTGGCACCGATGGTGGTGGTGTCACACTTTCCTCCGGTTATCTTTACGAAGTTATCATCAAGGGAGGTGCTTCAGGGCATG